ATGATTCCCAAGGGTGTCCACCTAACTAGTTATCCTGGTGAATCAACTGACTTACCAGCTGATATTTTGCAAGACGTCGTTGATGGTGTTGCAGCTGGCAATATCGATGTGCCGATTGCTCATGTTTATCATGAACTGGCAAGTGTTGGTCAAGATCAGAGTGATTTGGAATCTAATAAATATAATGGAAAGCATGTTGTTGTGCTTTAAAATGAAAAAAGGTAGTACCCAAAAATTTTATTTTCTTGGGTATTACCTTTTTTTCGTACTAATTTTGGTTAATAATCGTTGTACTTAGAATTTAATTCTTCGGTGAGTTTATCCAAACGTTTTCAAATTTGTCTGTGGGATTTAAGTTCCGTGCTGGGAGCTAAATTTTGGATATTTCGGTGAAACTAAGTAAAATAAAAAACCAGCTGTACCAAGAGATTAATCCCTTGATGCAACTGGTAAAAGGAACGTAAGCGCCTGCCAATTTTGAGGAAATACAAAATTAGTTTGCGCTTGCGTTACGGTCGTAAGGTTGGCTTCGCCGACGAACGACTAAGGAAGTGGAGATGAGGGGAATCGAACCCCATTTTTTTAAAACCTCTACACGCCAACGGTTACAAGGCTTTTACGGTTTGTTTTTTTTCATTGAGTACCATTTTGGGTACCATATTAAAAATTAAGAAACTTTACAAGTTTCTCCGTTGCTTTTTTGTTTTGATCTGCTGTTACGTGAGTGTATATGTTTAATGTTGTTTGAGCGTCCTCATGTCCTAACAATGTTTGAGCCTCTTTAATAGTTGCTCCTGAGGCAAACAATGCACTTGCGTAGGAATGTCTAAAACCATGTATGGTTATTGGGTGTAATAAAGTTTGTTCACTGTTCACACGTTTCATTATTAAATCTAACCATTTCTTTGGAGTATTTAATGATTTAAAGTGATTAGTATTACTATGAAAAATTAACTGTGAACCTTTACCAATATTAAAACCCATTTTCAACAATTCCTTGCGATCCTGAATTCTCCAGAGGTTTAAATATTTAATTGTGGTTGTATCTAGGGGAATGGTACGAGTTCCCTTAATTGTCTTTGTGTCTTGAATTATCTGCTTTCCTCCAATACCTTGCGTCAGTGTTTTGTTGATTTGCAAAATGTTTTCGGTGTTGTTAAAGTCATTCCACGTTAATGCCAAACATTCACCACGTCTAATACCAGTGAATGCAAGTATTCTAAACAATGTGTAACGTTCTAACTCTTTTTTTGAATCAATAAAATCGAAAAAGGTTTTCAACTCATCTTTATTCCAAAAGTTTGGTTCTTTTTCAATATGTTCAGTTTTTCGTGGCATGATAACTCTTTTAGCTGGGTTGTCAGTAATGTACTGTTGCTGAATAGCATATTTGAAAATAGCACTGGTGTAATAAAACCAAGGTTTGAAATTGTTGGTAGTCGACTTAAACCATTTGTTTAGCTCACTTTGTATTTGAGCAGTAGTGATTGATCTAATTCGATATTTGCCAAATGCCGGTAATATGTGATTTTCAAAAATCTTTTTCTTTTTGTACCATGTACTTTCACGAACAGTATTAACATACCCCTCAAACCATTCATTATAAACCTCTTCAAAGGTTATATTTGTTTCTTTGTGTTCTGTAATTCCTTGTGTCGCTTGATACTCTAGTTTTTTTAATTCAACTTTTGCTTCTTTGAGAGTTGCAAAATGTCGATTTGTTCTTTTTCTCTTTCCGGTTTTCGGATCAATACCTAAATAAATATTAAATTTGTAGGCGGTTGATCCGTCTTTTTTTGTGTATTTTTTTATTTTCGTCATATTTTAATCTCCCGCCGTGGGAACAGGGAAGAAACGACATGAATAATTAAATGCTATTGAACACTATAAGTTTTTGATCCAATATCCTTGAAATCAGAATTAGAAAATTTAACTGTTACTTTATTTGTGTTTTCTAATTCAAATAATACAACTCCTTGTGTCGTTTTCTTTGGTAGCAATTTATCATTCATTGCGTCCTCTTGTGTTTGAAGAGGGCTATTTGCGTTTTCCTTGATCATCTTTGTAGTAAACGTGAAAAGCCCAAGAACCTTGCTTTTTGTATATTTGAGCCATAATTACACCTCCAAAAACGTAATTTGAGTAAAAATAAATAAGCCTAGGGTGGCTTATTTAATGAGAATTTATAGCATTTCCTCTTTTTTCTTGTTAAATTCTTCTTGTGTTAAAACACCTTTTTCAACAAGTTTATGCATTTCTTCTAATTTATCTAAATCCAGTTTTTTATTTTTCTTTTCAGTGCTTTTTTCTTTAATGTATCCTGTGGTTTTTTGAGATACATTTTTTGTTAATTCTGGAGTTTTTACTTTTAAAAATCCAAGCATCTTATCAAAATAGGGCCTTCCAAATTTATATAATCCCAATAATATTACTGCTAATATTATAATAAAAGGAATTGTGTAAAATAACATTGATGGATCAAATAAAACTCTAACAATTATTATAAAGCTGATTATAAATATAAAAGTCTTCCATAGTAGTTTTGTCATTATTTGCTCCTAGTCGTTTAAATGCTGTACTGCGTAATCCGCCTCAGATTGTGTAAACTTTTCGCCATATTCTGATGTTAATTGATCTCTAATGCCTTCAGATGACATATCTTGGTCTTTTTGATAAGATTTAGCTTTTTTAAGTGCATTTTTATTGTAGTCAGCCTTTAGATTATCTACAGCATATTGTGCTGCTTCGGCAGAAAATTTATCTCCGTACTCAGAAGTTAGTTGGTCATAAATACCTTTTTTCGACATATACATAAGGTTCGAATATGTTTTAGCTTTATTTAGTGCTGATTTATATTCAGCTGGTACATTATCTTCTTTTTTAGAATCATCAGATTTAAAGAAGTTTTTTACTTTCTTTTCTGCCTCTTTTGTTTCTTTTGTATTAGCTTTCGGGGTAGTTTTTTCGGTCTTTGTACTTTCAGGTGTTGTTTTATTTCCACTGTCGGAGATTGTATTTCCTACAATAATAATTGCAAATGCAACGATTAACCAGAACCACCATTTCTTATAGAAAGGTTTTTTCTTATTTTCTTCTCTTTTCATAATTTGTAATTCCTCCCAATAGTCAGCTTTTATTGTCATCAGTGTTTGGACATTAAACTACAGTTCAGTTGTATATCTGATTGCTTTGCCAAGAATACGAGCAGGGCTGTCTTTGGTTACTATAATTGGATCATAGTCCTTGTTATCTGGCATAAGCATTACAATGTTCCCAGAATGTTTAACCCGTTTCAAAGTTGCTTCTGTATCACTATTAACTAGGACTGCAGCTATTTCATCGTCCTCAACTTCTGGTTGCTCTCTAATTAAGACATTGGAGCCATTAGGGATGGTAGGCTCCATTGAATGACCTTTAGCAACTAGATAGAATACGGTACCACTTGGGAGCGAGTCCTCAGGCTCCTCCAAATATCCTTCTATATTTTCTTCTGCAGTTATTGGATCTCCACATGCAATTTCGCCTAGTATAGGAATCATTGCAGTTTTATGCTTAGGAGATTGAGAGTTATCGATATTCAATAAATAATCAGGTTCTATATGAAATGCTTTGGCAAAATCATTTACGCGATTTAAAGGGAATTCTCTTGTTCTATTAAAATATCTGGAAACAGCTGATTTAGCCATACCGGTTCTGCGTGCTATTTCACTTATAGATAAATTTTGTTTTGATTTTAAATCATCTAATATATTCATAATTTCATCGTTAGTTCTCATAATTTTCTCCTAAAACTATTTAAATACTATGTTTCCTTAACATGTTTCTATTATATCATCGTTCCCAAAAGAATACAATACATAGGAATAAAACATCTTTATGTATTTAATTTAGCAAAAAGTGTTGACAAACGAGAACATACCCTTTATAGTAAGTATTGTACTCGAAAGAGAACGGAGGTGATTGACAATGACAATCAATTTGAGAAGATTAAAAGCAGAACGAATTGCAAGAGGAATCACACAAGATCAAATGGCGAGTCGCATGGGCTGGAGCACAAGAACACCCTATGCAAAACGTGAAAATGGTTTCGTATCGATTGGTGCTGATGAATTAGCTAAAATGGCCACTATTCTTGGATTCTCAAGGGATGAGCTCGGGATTTTTTTTACAAAGGACGTTCCCAATAAAGAACGGATTCATTGATTGAAAAATATAATTGCGAACCAAAAGTTTTAGGAAGGGAAAAATAAAAAATGAACGATTTAGTAATTATGAAAGATCAACAAGCAGTAACTAGCAGTTTACAAGTTGCAGAAACGTTTAATAAAGAACATAAAAATATAATTCGTGACATCGAACATCTATTGGAATCTGACAGCTCAGTTTTGAGCAGCCAAATATTTTTAAAATCTACACATGAAAATCGCGGAAAACAATACCCAATGTATTACATGAATCGAGACGGCTTCACATTATTAGCTATGGGATTCACAGGCAAAAAAGCTCTTAGATTCAAGATGCAATACATTGAAGCTTTTAACAAGATGGAAGACCAAATCAAAACAGGTGGTTTCAAAATTCCATCAACAATGGCTGAAGCTTTACGTTTAGCAGCAGACCAACAAGAACAGCTTGAACTAATGAAACCCAAAGCGATATTTGCTGATTCGGTAGCAACATCACATACCACTATCTTAGTTGGTGATCTTGCCAAAATCATCAAAGGAAATGGCGTTGATACTGGTGCAAGACGATTATTTCAATGGATGAGAGATAACGGTTATCTGATTAAGCGCAAGGGTGCAGATTACAACTCACCAACTCAAAAATCAATGGAAATGGGATTGTTCAAAATCAAGGAGTCAAGCCATGTTAATTCAGACGGAGTCACGGTAGTAACAAAAACTCCAAAAGTTACTGGTAAGGGCCAACAATATTTTATTAATAAGTTTCTGGAAAATAACTCAGTTATTTCTAGATAGGAGGAATGATTATGAAAGTGACGTACGAGAATTTTTCGACAGCACAGGAGATTGTAGGCGAGAACATAGATGCACTATTTAAAGGTTTACCAATCTTCAATCTCAATCGCAAACGAGAATCAACCAATGTCGAATTAATCGACGAATCAATAGCAGCACTAGAAGTAATGAAGAAATACTACGAACAGGAAGGAAAAAACAAATGAATGATGACCAAATTACAAATTTAAGCGAATCACTTTCAAATCTTTCGCCATCGCAATGGAATGAAATAAAAACAGTAATGGAACACCTTTATCATCCGATAAAAAAAGAACTGACTCCAGAGGAAATCAGTTCTTCATTAAAGAATATTAAAGATTGGATCTAATAATTTACTACTTGTAAATGAAAAGGACTGACGCGGTAGTCACGTCCTTCGTGATGTATATGTACAAATGGGAAATCATCCAATTTATTAGGGACTATGGGCGAAGAGATTGAATCTAATAATCCACCTTCTTTTACCCATGTAATAATTTCATCTCTATGATTGGAAATTATTGAATTTGAATCAAGCTCTGTCCATCCAAGGGGAGCAAGATTTGCATACAAATGTATTGGCATTTATTATCACTTCCTTTCTAAGGAGAGTATATCAAACAGGAGGCCGAATGATGGAGATAACTTTGACCGAACAGCAAGAACACGAATTAATGAAATCAGTTTATGGAGTGGTTGGAAAAGCTGTTGACGACTTTAAAAAAGATAACGGACTGATTGCCAAACCATATATGAAGAAATACGAGGCAGTAAAGTACCTAAACGTTTCAAATAACACTTTTGATAAGTTCATTTTGGAAGGTTTGCCAAAACATACTATCAAAGGAATAACGCTTTATTACAAACCAGAATTGGACGAATTCATTTTACAAAATTAATTAAAAAGACCGTGGGAACAGTAAAAATTGGAGGGAATCATGAAATTAGCAATTGAAACAATTATTTTTGACGCAATGTTCATAGCAATATTTTCAAGCATTGCGACATATCTATTTATTAAATTTAAAACGTTAAAGGGAATATTGAAAAACACGACTGATTTTTATGGATTTGAAAAAGAAGACACAGCAGGAAACGAGAATTTCAGAACAAATATTTACTCGAAGACAAAAAAATAAACACCCGGAGGTGTTATGGAATGCGAAATAGAAATTGTAAAAAGTGTGGGAAGAGGATTTACCCAGAAGATAACTATTGTTCCCGGTGTGGAATTAAGAACCCGTTAAAATTTTCTTGGCTGTTTCGGAAGCAAAATCAACTAAGAAGTTGTAAAGCAAAGGTTCAACTACTGTATCTGCTTTTGAAAGATAAACCTTAAAGATGGAGGTGTTATGGAATGAGAATAAAATTTAAAAACCACTTAATAAACTTTGGATTAATGTGCAGAGCAAACCCTTTACAAATCCTTGCCATGTTCTTGACAGGAATTTCTGTACTCTGCCAATTTATCGTTTTGCTTTTGTTGCTCATTGGCAAGTAAGTCAATACTTTTGACATTCAAAGTAACAATAAAGTTTTTGTAGGGTGTATCAATCTTAATCTTTTCGGATTTTATTCCGTCGGGACTTCCAACAACATCAAAAAAAGCAATTGATCCATTGACCGTGTTATAAGGGTCAATTCTCAGTGGTAACTCAAATGGTTTTTCACAGAACATCACCTTTTTTGAATCATATATCAATGGAGTGAAAGAATCAGATGTTATTTCTTTTGTACCACCACCAACCTTTGATATGTCATTTATGGTGATTGGATTCGCTGAATTATTAGCAATCCTCAAGGACAAAATCGAAACATACGTACTTATTGCAAGCTCATCAAAATCATCTGGGTATGGCTTTTGCTTGACGTTTTCGAGAGTCGCACCGTCAACCCAATAAGAATTATGTCGTTTGCTTTGAGTACAAGTGATTTTTGGCAACGATAAACGATAATTTAGCCCTTGAACCACCAGTGAAGCAACACCTGTAACGCAACCAATAATAGATAGCAATGTAACCATAAATTTCACCTCAAAAAAATTATACCAAAGGAGTGATAGCAATGGACGGTTTTGATGAATGGTTACAAAACGAATCTGCATACGGTTCACTAACTCAACCAGAGAGAGGTGATGGTAATGAACAACAGAATTAAAGAACTAAGAAGAGAACAATCTATAAAGCAAAAACAATTAGCTGAATATTTTCATGTCAGTCCGTCAACTATCCACAGTTGGGAGCGTGGAGATGTCCCAATGTTAATTGACGACTTCCACACACTGGCAATGATATTCGGCGTATCAATGGAATATTTAGGAGGTTATAGAGATGAACGCAATGAATAGAACAAAAAAATTACGTGAAGAAAAAGGAATAAAATTGGTCGAACTTTCAAAAGCAACCAATATTCACCGATCAACATTATCGAGATATGAAAATCATATTACCGAGATTGGAAGTAAAAAATTATTTGAACTAGCAAATTATTTTCACGTAAGCATGGAATATTTAGGAGGTTATAGAGATGAACGCAATAGATAAGGTGACTGATGCATATTATGCACAGCGACACTGGGAAGAGTTTAGGGACAGGATCGTGAAGAAACAACTAACATACGGTGCTGTTGTCCACGATTATTTCAAACTTGTGGACGAGATGAACCGCACCAAGGAGGAGTTAAAGCAATGGAACATGAATTAGATGTATTGATCGATAAATCTATTGAATTCTACAAAGCTAGACACGCTTATAACTGGATGCCTACGAAGCGGAACAAAGCAGAGTACATTCAACAAGCTAACAAATTGCACCAATTAAAAAAGTCCCTTGCCACTGCAATGGCAAAGGACCGGAATACTTAAAAAAAAATCATATGTTCATTTTAACACAATAAGAAAAAGGGGATAAAAAAATGGTAAACAATTTAGCAAAATTACCAATCCAGACATTAGTAAAAGAACCAAAGATCGTTGAAAAATTTGAATCTGTGTTAGGTAACAAATCAGCTCAATTTGTTACATCACTTATTAATGTTGTGAATAGTAATCAATCTTTGAAGAATGTTGATCAAATGAGCGTTGTTGCCTCGGCTATGGTGGCAGCCAGTTTAGACTTGCCAATTAATCAAGACTTGGGATACATGTGGTTAGTTCCATACGGCGGTAAGGCACAACCTCAGATGGGTTACAAAGGATATATCCAATTGGCACAGCGAACTGGACAGTACAAACATTTGAACGCCGTTGCAGTGTATGATGACGAGTTTAAAAGTTACAACCCATTAACCGAGCAATTGAATTATGAGCCTCATTTTAAGGATCGCGATTCCTCTGAAAAACCCGTTGGATATGTTGGCTATTTTGAGCTAACTAGCGGCTTTGAAAAAACTGTGTATTGGACACGTAAACAAATTGATGATCATAGACAAAACTTTTCAAAAATGAGTGGAAAGTCAAAACCAAGTGGTGTTTGGGCAACTAACTTTGACGCAATGGCACTCAAAACGGTTCTAAGAAACCTAATCAGTAAATGGGGGCCAATGAGCGTGGAAATGCAAAAAGCTTACGAAAGCGACGAGCAGGCAACAACAATCAGCACAAACGACATCAAAGATATTGAAGCACAAGAACAAGAACCCGCAACGGATGTTAGCCAGCTGATTAATGGAAATGCAACGGAGGCAAATGTCAATGACTCAACAACCAATTCAAAAGACTCTGAATAAAGAAACATATTATTCAATTGAATCAGATAGGTATTATCAATCGGCAACTTTTTTCAAGAACTTCGAAAAATGTGAGACCGCAACCGTGGCACAGCTAAACGATATATACAAACCAGATATGAACCAAAAAGCTCTATTGGTTGGCAATTACTTGCATTCTTACTTTGAAAGCCATACGGCTCACGAGAATTTCATTAAACAACACGAAAGTGACATGTTCACAAAGCGGGGCACACTGTTAAAAGACTATCAGGTTGCTGACTCAATGATTGCAACGCTTGCTGATGATCCAATGTTCAATAATCTTTATCAGGGTAAGAAAGAGGCAATCGTTAAAGGCCAAATTGAAGGCGTTAATTGGAAAGGCAAAATTGATTGTTTGAACCTAGACCGCAAAATATTTCTTGATTTAAAAACAACTAGAGAAATAGACCGTAAATATTGGAACGAAGAAAAACATATGTGGCAATCATTTATGGACGAATATAATTATCCGTTGCAAATGTATGTATACCAGCAATTAATTTATCAACAATATGGAGTCATGTGTACACCTTATATTATTGCAGTAAGTAAACAAGAAATACCCGCAAAGGCCGTTATCTCGATTCCTAAGAAGCGACTAGCAGAGGCCCAAGAAGAGATTGAAACACTTCAACCAAGATTTGAAAAAGTAAAGAGCGGATTTGAAGTACCAATACGTTGTGGTAAATGCGCTTATTGTCGAAAAACTGCGACACTGAGGGAAATTACAAGCATGGACGACCTTATCAGTTAGGAGGTGAGTCATGGCTAGACCAATTAAGAAAGGGCTTGATTACTTCCCATTAGATGTCAGTTTTCTTCAGGATATAAAAATTAGAAAAGTAATTCGAGCTTGTGGAAGTGCCGCACCAACGGTAATCATTTGTATTCTCGGATATGTTTATCAAGATGAGGGATATTTTTTATATTTTGATGATGATACGCGTTTTCTAATTGCTGAAGACGTCGATACAACTGAAGAACTGGTTGATAAGGTGGTTCAAAAAGCATTAGAGATAAAATTTTTTGATCAACTACTATTTACCAAATACAAAATACTGACTTCTACTGGAATTCAAAACAGATATAAGCAAGCCAGTTACAAAAAAACAAACAATACGATTCGAAAAGATTTCGATTTATTAAACCCTAGTAAAAATGACAACGGGGTTTCCGGTGTCGATAACCCTGTTTCAGACACCGGAAACCCCGACGCTGTTGAATTATCGACGTCAGTAACCCCAGTTTCCGACGTCGGAAGTACACAAAGTAAAGTAAAGGAAAGTAAAGAAAAGGAAAGTAAAGAAAAACAGAGTAAAGAAATAGAGACGCCTGCCGTTGCTTTTCAAAAAACTCTTACAGTGTATCAACAAAATATTGGGGTACTAAATCCATTTGTGCAGCAAAACATAGAATATCGAATCAACGACTTCGTTAATCAAGGAACTAATGAAATTGAAGCCAATGAGATTGTTCGACTCGCAATTGAAAAGGCAGCCCTTAGCAATAAACTGTCTTGGAATTATGCAGATGGGATTTTAAAAAACTGGCTTGATCATAGCTTGTTCACGTTAAGCAATGTAAAGGCAGAACAAAAACCGAAGTCCAAGAATGAACCATATTCTGTTGATGAATCGGACAAATTACCATACTAGGAGGGCGAAATGGAAAACTTAGGAACAATCATGAGTGAACTGTTGGCAGACCTCAAGAAGAAAGAGATCGATATTGATTGGGATAACGTGAAGAATATCGACATGGACGAAAGACGAAAGCAAGACGAGATTAATATCACCAAAAGATATAAGGCACAGGAAAAACACCGAATGTTTAACAGTTCGCTTGTTAGTGATATTAACGACCTAAAACACGTTTTTGACGATTTCAATACAGATACACCAGAACAACAAAAAGAGCTGTCACAGGCGCAAAATATCGCAAATAAGATATATAGCGGCAGTATCTCCAACTATTTGTTCACGGGCAAAGCAGGAAGAGGAAAAACAATGTTAGCGGTTAGCATTTTGAACGGATTAAATTCGCTTAATACCGACATTACTTGCTTATTTGTCAGCGTTGAAATGTTGATCAATTTGGAACGCCAAGCCGTTACAGATAAGTTCAACATTGAGAAACACGACGTTTATCGAATCGAGAAATGTATTGAAAAATGCGATGTATTAGTTCTTGATGACCTAGGAAGTGAAACAAGTTTCGTGACAGGTGCAGATATACAGCCTGCTACGAGATTCACACAGGAAGTACTATTCCGAATTGCTGACTATCGAAAAAACAAAGCGAACATCATTACAACGAACAACACAGGCAGTGAATTACAACGAATGTACAACGGGAAGATTATAAGTCGATTGCTTACCAAAAAGCCTGAGAATGTAATTGTGTTTGATGGTAAAGACATGAGGGAGGTTTAGAAATGGAAACAGAAAAATTTATATCAGAGTTGCCAATTATTCAAAACGTGGAAAGAGACAGTCTTTCTTATGCAAATAATCAGCTTTTGGTTATTCACGATCCTATCCTAAGTCAAATTAAATATTTAAAAGTCATATATGAACGGTATCACCAACTTTTAAACGATGTTTCTGATTATCGAGGTAATACGGATATTGAGGAACATTTAATTATGGCTATTTCAGAGCTTGAAACGGTACATAAACAAATTGATGGAGAACTGCTCAATATGAATTGGCTTTTGAAGGAGATTAAAGAGAATGTTTTTAAAAATGACGATTAAGGGTGAACCAGTCGCAGCACAAAGACCGAGAGTCACAAGAAAGGGGACATACACTCCACGAAAATATGCAAAATATAAAAAAGAAATCGAAAAACAATACCGAAAAGAATTTAATAATGAACAGCTTTTTGATCGCGGCGAACCTTTAAAAGCAGAATTACATTTTTACAGAAGCATTCAAAAATCAATATCAAAAAAAGAGCACGAACGGCGGGCAATCCACGAAGTAAAGCCGGCAATGAAATCGGACTTGGATAATTATATTAAATCGGTTTTTGATGGTCTCAAATGCGCATGGTTTGATGATGGTCAAATTGTCGAGATCAATGCAGCAAAAGATTACGACGATTGTCCAAGAGTGGAGGTAACAATTGAAAAAATTAACAGTTGATGAATTAGTTTTGATTGTAAAAACAGCGAACCAAATACAAAAAGGACGTGATTCAGATGATTAATAGAGCAGTGATTACAGGAAGATTAACGAAAGATCCAGATTTGCGTTACACAGCAAATGGCAACGCTGTGGCAAGTTTTACAGTTGCCGTTAATAGAACATATACAAACGCAGACGGAGAGCGTGAGGCGGATTTTATTAATTGTGTGATGTGGAGAAAAGCAGCGGAAAATTTTGCAAATTTTACTCACAAGGGTTCATTAGTTGGGATTGATGGTCGTATTCAAACAAGGAACTATGAAAACGATCAAGGAAACAGAGTGTTTGTTACTGAGGTGTTAGCGGAGAACTTTTCATTGCTTGAACCAAAATCAAGCAATCACCAACCGGCAAATAAAGAGCAACGACAACCAAGTAATGCACAACCATCAGCAAAACCAACCGAGTGGACAACGCAAGGAAGCGAGTCAAAACAAAAGACATATGAAGAAGTTAACGGCATGAATAAGAATGGAACATATGAGAACGAGTCCACACAACAAGCTGACATCACAGACGATGATTTACCTTTTTAGGTGAATGACATGAAAGAAGATAAAAAAAGAAAAATCGAGTTACCAAAGAAAATAACGGTTGTTGATGGACAAATATTTTTTGATGAAACAGACAACATCTTAAAAACAGATACAGGTATTTCAATCAAGAAAGAAAACAAAGCTTTTAATCTAAATGTAATGACTAAAGACAGTTAAATTTTCTTACGGCACTGTTTAGAGCACTGTCATAAACGTTGATGTAACGGCGTTAAGGGACGTTAACAGTGCCGTAGTGCCTTAAAACTCTTATTGTTTACAAATACAAAAAAATAATATTTATAAATAATATAAGAGTAATAGGGAACTGAGCACTTAGAGCACTGTGGATTAATAAAACCGTTGTGGCACAAGGGATTTAGTACAGTGCCCTAAAAAATGGGGGTATTTTTTATCAGAGAACAAGATATTCAAAGTTTAATTAGAATTGCAGTTTCTAAAGATCACTGCAGAATATTCCGTGGAAATGTTGGGAAGGTTAAAACAATCGAGGGTAGATGGTTTGATACTGGATTACCACCAGGGTACCCAGACCTACATGGATACAAAATCTCTAACGGGAAAATGTTTTATATCGAAGTTAAGACATCAACTGGAATACCAAGGGCGGACCAAATTCAGTTTCATAATCAACTGATGACTGATGGTATTATCCATGGAATAGCACGCAGCCCAGAAGACGCATTAAAAATAATTGATGAGGAGTTGGTAGGATATGGATTCGAATGAGAAACAACGGTATGACGAGATGATTGAAGAAGTAGAGTATGTTTACAACAATCTTCCAATAATAATCGATGCTGACGAAGGACTTATGGCTGTAGCTATTTTAGTAGCTAGTGAACATAGCAATGAAGATTTAGGTCAAATGGCTGGATTTATTCAGAAACGTTAGTTAATCGAATAGTACCAAAATTTTAAGGAGATATGACATGACATATAGAGAGTTTTTACAAAATAACAGATTAAAAAAACCAGATTATAAAATGTTCGATATTATTTTGAAAGGATCACCAAATATTTACGTTCAAACTTTTGGAAGAAATGGATATGTTGTTATTCCTGACGACTGGACTTTGGACTATTGCAGTAATTTTTACGGTTTTTTAGATGATGGACCAGTTGGTGGCTTAACTTTTGGTGGATATATAACAGTAGCTAATGATGAACTGACTGCAATTAATTTGGATTCGGGTAATTTAGGGTTTTTTCAAAAGGAACTTAATAATGATGACAAAAAAGCTATTGAAGAAATAAAAAAATATTGTGTTCACGTTATCGGTTTTGACAATCAACACTACAGACCAAACGAAATGGATGCTTTTGATGGTGCTAAATATATTGCGGAACAATTAAGAAACAGAGAAAGCACCCAGAAGACGCATTAAAAATAATTGACGAGGAGTTGGTAGGCTATGGTTTCAGTGAATGATAAACACGTCTACAAAAGCTACATGCAATTAATGTTTGAGTGTCATAGTCATTCGATTGAAAGCACTATCGTGTGGATGAGTAAACATTACGGCGAGACACCACAAATATTTAAAGCTGCAAAACGAGAATTAACGGTAGAACAACGTAACGAAATCATACGGGAAATTTTAGGGGGTAGCGAATGTTAAAAACGGACACTATCAACGAACTAATAGGCGTTGATGATTCGTGGAAAGCAGGCATTGGCATTGCGAAGATAAAACTTAAACTAAAAGATTTAACCAGTAAAAGCAACATGAAAAAAGAATAATTGGCTGTTTTTTACTTAAAAATCATTAATTCAAACGGGTATTCTGTTTATATTCAAAATCGGAGGATTAACTAATGAGAGAAATAACTGGCTGGAGTAAGGAAGAGATTGAAGAACTAAAGAAAGGGATATACTCCCGTTACGATTCAATGGCAATGATATACAGCATTGTTCGTGGAAATTCAAACCCCAAACTTTATGCAAAATATATGGACTGTGAACCACAACAATTAACACAAATGGCTAGGGACATCATTGATTTTTATGATGACACTGCAAGATTTCCAGAAAAGAAATATCGTGTGGTTTTACCGGATGAGAATATTTTGATATTTGGCAGGGATGAAGGATATCGCTGGACATTCTGCGTTCGCAGTGGCAGTTTAAGTTATCCGACAATGGATCCAGATGAAACTGTACGGTTAACTAAACAACAAATCGTGGACTACAATCCAGATCTAATGCCATTCGCTGTGGAGGTAGAAAATGACTAGTACAATCGAGAATATAAAAATAGCCCGTGACATTATCGAACGGGACTTATTAAAGAGTTCTGATGATTATGAAACGGGCGTACAGGCTTGTGATGAGGCTATTGCGGAATTGCAACCAGAAACATGTGAGTATTGTGACCCGAAAAATTTAAGGGCATTTGTAATTGATTTCAACGAATCTGTATGTGCTGATACGGATTTGCATACTTCTTTGTATATAGAAGACAAAAATCTAGTCATTGAACAAATTGATGACGAATTCATAGAGCATACACATATAGCATTTCCTATTAATTATTGCCCTATGTGTGGCAGAAAGTTGGAGGTGGAAGAATGATTAAACCGCAAGAATACAGATTAAAACTAACTGATGAAGATATAGATGACTTGTATTGGTTGAGCAAATCAGAACCGTATTTTCATGACGGTTATATTTACGGCTACTTACTGCCATATACAACTGGTTATGCATTAGTTGGTAGACCGATTGAATTAACCGAGGATTATATAAGTCCAGAATTTTGGTTACATATCCTAACACTAGATGGATTGGAAGAGGTAGAAGACGATGAGTGATAGACCTACAGCTAAGCAAAGAGAAAGAGTTCATGAAATTGTTGATTCAACTTTAGATTTATATCATCCAAAAGTAAAAATTGTAACTAAAGCTAATAAAAAGATTATGACTATTGAGGCTGATATTAATGATTACGAGGTGGAACAATGAAATGGTTTGATGATGGGAAAAACTTTGTACGCCTCAATAAAATCGTTTGGGTAGAGGCTTTAGGTGAAGATAAATTTTGTTTTCATCTAGTGGATGGTTCTAAGATTACTTATACGGTAAAACGCGAAGACATATTAGACTTACTAAGAAGGGGCAAGTAATGAAAATGAATAAACTAACAATAGACGGCAACAAGGTAATGATCGGTTATCAAGAAATTGAAAACATTAATTATATTAACGTTAGTTATAAAGATGACGGTTCTTATGATGTGCGGATCGAGTTTAATACTGGTGTAAAGGCTGAAGAACCTACACTACCGACAGCACATATTGACGATTAGAGGTGAGCGAATCATTCAACAATTAAGTAAGAGTAGATTGCTTGAGCTTGAAGAGGACTTTAAAGAGTATCAACAAGTTAATACCAATATTGCTGTGAGAGTTGTTGCTATTGAACATCCCTGGACAGAAAGTGATGGAAATCCAGAGGGTGGTAGATCAAGCATCATCATAAAGCCACAAGAAATTTTGACAATAAAAAAAGACGAAGATAAAGAACTTCAACGCCTATTTAATTTAAAAGATGACTGTGAACGTGCTATTAACAAGATGAGTGATGAGCAGTTAATGATTTATAATATGCGATTTGTCAATAGTGATTATCTAGGGTGGAGAGAGATCGCTGATAGGTTAAATTATTCAGTAGCAGGGATTTACAAGAAAAGATATAGAATTTTAGAATTATTGGCCATTGAAAAAGGATTGATAAGTGTAGACAAAAACGTGTAGTTTTCTACCTTGTCAATGGTGTAAATTGGTAGTATAGCCAAAGGCTAAGGGATAGCCATACTGGCTAAATAAAAATAAAATATTTAACACAAAGACAGCCTGTCTCTAACTGCAGAACGACCTTTAAAAAAAACGACAACGTGAGTAAACACGTTAAAATCTAGCTCAACGCTATTAATGCCTGCTTATGATAACGGCATGGCATTGTGGGGATACTGGCGTACGATAGTGGTTCGATTCCACTGATCCTCATTGGATATACATACCGGGAGTGTATCCATCCCTTATTCATAGAATCCTCCTCGGTGGGATGTATCCAGTGGTGTGGATATACTATACGCTAGCAAGTATGCAGGTTCGATTCCTGCCATCCCAATATTAACTAAGTCACTCTTAACGGGGTGACTTTTTATTTACCCTATGATATTAATCCCCAAATTACTTGATTAATTTATTGCTTTACTACATAATAATGTTGTAAATAAAAAGCCAACACCTAGTGGAATAGGTATTGGCTGGTAGCACCGTGTAAGATGGCAGCTGCTTCCATTATTTTGTTAAAATTTTAAATAACCGAAAACTGGCTAAAGTTTATGACGGTTATTTTTTTTGTATTTTTTTATGATGTGTTTGATTTTTTTAATAGTCTTGGAAGATTCACCTAATAAGAGGTTTAACTCATGTAAGCAAAGATCTAACATAATTAAAAAGTCAAGCGCCATCTTCAATTGATACAACTTGCTATTCCTTTCTCTAGGATGATTTCAAAAAGATTAATTAAATCAATTATTCATCACTATCACTCCCGATCCGGAGCAGCAATACCGCCTTAACTTGCTACAAAATAATTATATCATAGAGCATTACCTTAACCGGTAGTGCTTTTTATTTTGCATCGCTAATTATAGCGGTGCTTTTTTATTGGAGGAAAACGATTATGTTAGTTAGACATTGTAAGCATAGTGGCTGCCATAACTTAGTGAGTGGTAACAGTCCATTCTGTTATGAACACACAGCAGACCTATCAGCATATGAAGAGCGCATAGCGAAGCAACGCTCACACATTAAGAGACATCAGCAAGAGTACAATGCTACTGCTCGTGCTGCTAGCAGTATTAGTAATCATTAGCTTATAGATTTATCGGTTGGAAGGTTGGTATCTCATTAGTTTCCTTAGCTAAGAAAGCTGGTTCGATTCCAGCAACCGAAATAGATTGGAGGTGTGTCATATGAATAGATTCCAGAAGAAACACATCAAGGAATACCTTGATGATAATAAGATGAGCTTAGATGAGATACAACAAGTGTTCTTAGATTCGTTCACGATGAACCAGGTATCTAACGAAGAGGCTGCCGCATTGTTCGTATCATTGATTCGCAACATGATGGTGATGCCACACAATGCACAACAGTTAAAGGACTTGGGTATTGATCCTACTAGGCTGAGCATTGATACAGCTACAGAGCTAATCAACGTGTGGGCAAAGCAATACGTCAAGGACATGTCTAAGGATAGTGATAAGTAATCATGAACCTAATGACTGATAGCATGTTGCATAAGCTAAGAGATTGGATAGCCAATGACGATGTGATTAAGTTCTATCACACGAACGAGTGGCGCAAGGTAAGAACCAAGCGACTCAAGCTAGACCACTACGAGTGTCAGGTATGCAAGTCACAAGGCAAGCACACTCATGCTACTACTGTGCACCACATCAAACATGTTAGAGACTATCCAATGCAAGCATTAAATTTAAATAACACTGAAACTATATGCAGGGTACACCATAATCAAGAACATCCAGAAAAGCTGGAACAGTTTCATAAAGACAAATTTGAAAATGAAGAACGATGGTGAGTAATCCCCCCCGGTCAAACCAAATGGTCAATCCCTTAGGGAACCGAACAACGGGGAAGGACAAAGACTCAACAAAAATATTAATTCTTACATGAGAGGGGGTTTTACAAAAATATGGTAAGAAAGAAGACGATAACAGCCAAGAACCTAAAGGAATCGCTATTAAAGCAACTTAAAATCATGGGCGCTGATACACCGCAATTTGAAGACTTAGTTAATGATTACGTGAGTTTTTATGAAATTAAGAACAAACTAATTCTTGATATTGCGGATCGTGGCGTAAGTATTGAGTGGCGAAACGGTGAGAAGTCTCACGGCTACAAGAAGAATGATTCTATCGCTGAATTAGTTAAAGTTAACGCTCAAATGCTTAAGATTCTGCAACAGTTGCATATTGAAACGATTGAAGGCGAAGTTGAAGACGATGACGATTTCTAAAGTTAAATATCATCCAGCAATTGATGAGTATATGAATGGTGTTTTATCTGGGAAAATCATCGCTTGTAAAGAACAAGTTCAATTGATGCACTTTCTAATCGATAAGTTAAACGATCCACACGCCGTATTAAGAACCGACTTAATAGATGAGGCTTTGGAAAATATCCAAAAGCACTTCGTGTGGGAGTTGCTACCCTGGGAGAAATTCATCCTGGCATTTATCCATGGAGCCTTCTACGACGATGGCAGTTTGATGTTTGACGAGTTCTTAGTTCTCTTAGGTCGTGGAGGCGGTAAAACTGGTTTCATGTCTGCAGAAGAGTGGCTATTAGCTAGTAAACAAGGTATCAGAGATTATGATATTGATATCGTAGCTACATCAGAAGAGCAAGCTACTACTTCATTCAATGAGATTCACGATTTACTTGATAGTAAAGAGAAATATTATAAGAAATACTTTCAATGGACTAAGAAATTGATTAGATACAAGAAAACTAATTCTAAAATTAGATACCGCACAAGCAACGCCAACACAAAAGATGGTGGCAGACCTGGGGCGGTATTTTTCGATGAAATTCACGCTTATAAGAATGAAGAAACCATTAACGTATTTACTTCAGGATTAGGTAAGAAGCCACTCCCACGGAGATTCTATATGACCACAGACGGATATAATCGTGAGGGTTTCTTGGATAATCTAAAAGAAGAAAGCAAGATGGTACTTGCTGGTGAAAGACCTAAACGTCGAATGTTTCCATTCATTTGTAAATTAGACAGTCCCGATGAATGGGAAGACCAGCAAATGTGGGAGAAGGCTAATCCATCGTTGATTTACTTCCCAAATCTAAAACATGAAATGGAATCAGAATTTGAGAAAGCTCATGATCGTGACCAGGCTCGTATCGAGTTTATGACTAAGCGGATGAATATCCCAGCAACTAAAGCACAATCCCCAGTTGCTAAGTGGGAAGATATCAAGGCTACTAACCAACCTACTCCCTCACTACTCGGTAGAAGCTGCGTGGTCGGAATTGATTTCTCGGACACAATGGACTTTTGTGGAATTGGATTATTGTTCAAAATCGATGATAAATATTATTGGAAACACCATTCACTCATCAATTACAAAGCGTTGCAACATAGAAAGTACAAAGTTCCTTTAGATGTCGCTAAGGAGCGTGGATTAATTAAAATCATAGACGATGAAACCAACCAACCTAAATATGTTGTTGATTGGATTCTAGAACAAGCCAAGAAATATGACATTAAAGGTGTTGCAGCCGATACTTTTAGACGAAATTACCTGGAACGGGAATTCAAAAATAACGGCTTTGATGACTTGCTACAAGCAAGAACTGGTATCAAAACACACACAGAGCTAGAGAATACCATTGATGACTTATTCGCCTATCACAAGCTCGTGTATACAGACGATGATTTCATGATGAGATGGTACACAAACAATGTTTATAAAGATCGTGATGAGCGTGGAAACATTGAATACAAAAAGATTGAGCCCAAGTTGCGAAAAACTGATGGTTTTTTTGCTTTCTTGAACGCTTTCCAGTTCAGAGAGATACTAGACGTTCCAGTTGCGACTTATCACAGAACTTTGAGAACACACACTTATTAGAAAGGAGGTGAGCAGTTGGGATTTCTTGATATTTTTAAGAATAATGAACCGATAAGAGTAACAGAATCAGAAAAAACTAAAGAATTAAGAAAAAAACAGTATCAGTTGTTTGAGAATTATATTCAGTCCTCAACTACTAATACTGCTTTTAAACTATATGCGATTCAATTATGTATCAATCGAATTTCTAACGCCTTAACTAAGTGCGACTTTCAGACATTAAAAAAAGGCGAAAGATTCCAGGGAGATACTTGGTACCAACTAAACATTGAACCTAATCAAAATCAGAACGCTGCTGATTTCTGGAACAAAGTTATCTATCAAATGATTATGAACGAAGATGGAGCTTTAATAATTCAATCAAGAATTACAGGAGAGTTATTAGTTGCTGATGACTTTATTATTCACGAATTTGCTTTTAAGCCGAATGTGTATTCAAACATCATGATTAGCAATTACTCAATGAATACCAGTTTTATTGAAAGCGAAGTGCTTCATTTAAAACTCAATAATTCTAAAGTTAAATCTTTATTTGATGGAATATTCGAACAGTATGGATCGCTGTTGAACGGTGCAATTAAAAACTACAACCGTAGCAATGCTATTAAATACGCACTGAATATTGATTCAACGTTTGACCAATTAAAGTCACGTCCAGTTGTTGATGAGAACGGTAAACAAGTGACTGATGAGAACGGTATTCCATTAACTGAATACGATACAGTCATTGATGACTTATTCGGAGAACGATTGAAGGGTGTGTTTAGTGATAAAGATTCAGTCACTCCACTCGAATCTGGATTAACTTTGAATGATTTGAACGCTACCGGTAATAGTAAGTCATCTGGGAGTGCTGCTAATAAGACTACTAGAGATATTTCAGCAATGGTCAGCGACATCGTGGATATATCAGCAGATGCATTTATGATTCCACGAGGCTTATTGAAGGGCGATACAGCCGATATTGACGGTATGACCGATAACTTTATTTCATTTTGTATCAATCCAATTGCTGAACAAATTGAAGATGAAATTAATCGCAAAATGTTTGGTAAGAACAATGTTATCAAACATACATATTGCAAAATCAGAACTGATAAGATTCGAAACTACGATCTAACTAAGATTGCTAATTCAGCTGAGTTAATCAGTCGTATTGGTGTCTGGTCAATCAATGATATTTTGGACTTTATGGATTATGAACCAATCGATGAGGACTGGGCAGACAAACACGTAATCAGTAAGAATTATAGTCTGGTAGAAGACCAGGACGATGATGATTTGAAAGGTGGTGAGAATGACAATGGAGATGGAGAACATGAAGAAAATTAAAACAGTATTTAACGTAGTTGATGCTACCGATGATAAGCCGGCAAGAATGAACTTGTATGGATTTATTGGTTCATCAGCATCATTATGGGGTACCGATGCTCAAGACATTACTACTAAAGGTGTTACCAAATCGCTAGACGAAATTGAAGGCGACACGTTAGATGTCCACATCAATTCAACTGGTGGAGATGCCTTTGAAGGTATTGGAATTTACAACGCTTTAAAACAATCGGATAAAACAATCAATGTTTATATTGATGCGTTAGCAGCTAGTGCCGCATCCGTCATTGCTATGGCAGGCGACACTATTTTTATGCCAAAGAATGCACAAATGATGGTCCATCACGCTGCAACTTTTGAGTATGGGAACGTTCAAGATTTTGAACAAGCCATCAAAATGCTTAATAAGATGGATAATTCTTTGATTGCATCTTATGAAAGTCGATTTAAAGGAACTAGCCAAGAATTAACAGACTTGCTCGATGCTGAAACATTCTTAAATGCCGACGAAGCAGTAGCGTTCGGATTTGCGGACAAGATTCTTGATTACTCTGACGATGACGATAAAGATGAGGACAAGGAACAGAATAATATCAAATCCTCATTATTCGCTAAGTATGGAGATAACAAAATCGTTGCTAATGCTAACGATCCAGAACCTGTTGAACCAATCAATAAACCAACAAACCTAGCTGATAGATTAGCTAATTTAATCGCGAAAGAAGGAAATTAATAAATGAAAAATTTAGATTTAGATAATGAAAAACTAAAAGACTCACGTGTGGCTATGTTTAATGCACTACGTGATGGAGATGAAAAGGCTCAAGAAGAGGCATTTGGAAACTTCGCTCAATCATTGCAAGACACAATCAGTGCTGATGCGTTCAAACAAGTTAAAGAAATGAATACTGAAATGAATGATGAAAAGGTGCTTGAAGCCCGTGGAATTCGTAGACCGATGACATCATCTGAAAGAAAATTCTTCGCAGATGCCGCTAAGAAACAATCTTTCGAAAACTTGGATGAAGTTCTACCCGAAACAGTCATTGAAGACGTTCTATCACGTATCACAGAAGAACATCCATTGCTTGCTGCTATCGATACTCAACCAGTAACAGCATTGATGAAACTTATTTACGCTGATCCAACTAAGAAGACTGCTTTCTGGGGTAAAGTTCCAGATGATATCAAGCAAATCGTTGAAGATGGTTTCAAGCCACTCTCACTAGAATCAAGCAAACTATCTGGATTCATGGCAGTTCCAAAAGGTTTCTTCAAACTAGGTCCATCATACTTAGCACAATATGTAATTACATTCCTTGAAGAAACAATGAGCGCAACACTTGAAACTGCTGTTGTTTCTGGTGATGGTAACTTGCAACCTATCGGTATGACTAAGAAGCTTTCTGGCTCAACAGATGGTGTATATCCCGATAAGCCAGCTATCAAGTTGAATGACTTGAAGCCACTTTCACTAGCTGGAATCCACGCAGCTTTGACTAAAGCTAAGACTGCTAATGGTCCAATCAGTGCCATCGTTAACCCTATGTCCTACTGGGCTAAGTTGTTCCCACAACTAGCTGTTAACGACGCTGACAACAACTGGCACTTAATTGCATTGCCAACTGGCGATACTATCATCCAATCTTATGCCGTGCCAGAAGACAAAATCGTGTTTGGTTTCACTAAAAACTACATTCTAGGTGTCTCTGGTGCTGTGGAACTTAAGGAATATGATCAAACACTAGCAATCGAAGACATGGACTTATACATTGCTAAATTCTTTGGCATGGGTGTTGCTAAGAATCAAAATGCATTCTTCGTAGCCGATATTTCAGGTATGGAAGGTGCAACTATTCCCGAACTTGAAGGTGCTCCCGATGTTAAGAGAGCCGGGAAAATTGGCGATGTGAGTGAATCCACTGACAGTGAAGAGTCAAAATAGAAACGCCGTCTGAGAATGATGGCGCCTTTGATACGGCTGGGACGGTTAAGCCAACAGCTAAACAAACAGTAGCCGAAATTAAAGCTTGGTTAGATAATCAAAAGATTGACTATACCGGCAAGACTACTAAAGACGACCTATTAGCATTAGTACCCACAGAATAGAGGTTAACGAATGAAATACGAAGTTAGTGATGAGCTGTTAACACAAGTTAAAAGTGAGCTTCAAATTTCTTTTGATGAACGTGATAACAGTTTAAGAAAAGCCATAAAACGTGGCATGGCATTCATCACCAGTAGAGCAGGACCAATCAACTTTGCTGGTGAATCAGAAGCATCAATAGTCGCTAATGATTTACTAATGAACTACTGTCGCTACTACTGGGACGGCTACAGGCAGATGTTTCCTGTGGACTATCAAAGTGACATCCTACATTTACAAATCGTTAACGGGGTAGCTAGGGGGTCTATTGATGAAAAGACGACTGACTAACTACACTGACGGTGTTTTAAGGTATGGAACTATTAAAACTAAGCGTAATGAATTTAAAGAGAAAATTGGGTTTGAATTAAATGAATCCGGCTTTCTCTTTTTTGATTACAAACAAATTCGACAACAGGATGAGAACATTTTCAGTAGTGGTAAAGATCAATCGTCTAATTTAAAAGTTGAAACTTATTACGTTCCAGGAATCGACAAGCAGATTCACAAAGCTGTCATTAATGGTAACTACTACGAGATTGAATATATCGACTTATCGACCGATAGGAAACATATGTTTTGGTATCTCACTAAAGAAGGTGTATTGAATGAAGTTTAAAGATTCTTTAAAGCTCGATAAGTTCATCGAAATCATGAACGGAGAAGATTATCCACTGTTTGATACGTCAATTGAAAAGGATGAAATTACGGCTAACAAGTCGTTTTTTATTTATTCAAAAGACGGTGAGATTACACCAGCCCAGGAGAATCATAATCAATTTTTACAAAAGTTCGTTCTGTCTTTTGTTACTCGCAACAACTCTCAAGTCGATGTTTTACAGCTTGCAGACAAGCTGACTAAGGCACGCCTTAGATTCACAGGCTCAGAGATTGATGACGGTAAATTCACTGATACAAACGAAGATGCCAAGATGATTACTTTGAACTTCGTTCATGTGATTAAAGCAGGTGACTGGTAATGGCTGAATTCTTTTTAAACTATGACAGTTCAAAAGCCATTCAAAATGAAATGGCTAAGGTTCCTGATCGTGCCGAAGATGCTGTTAATAAAGTTTTACATACATATGGCGCTAAACAAGCAATTCAACAAATCGTTAAGTTTATGCCTATGTCAAATAGAAACAAAAAACACGCTAAGAATTCTAATCCACTTAAATCAGACATGATGAACTTGGGATTTAGAGTTTATGCACGCGGTGGAGCAGCGAAGAACAAGGGTAGTTTCGGTTACCTGGTGTTTCCAAATGATGGTATTGGACCACATAACCTTATTGATCAAAGGTTCTTTGAACAAGGTGGGGAAGCTGCTTCAAATCCAATTTTTAGAAAAGTTATGGAAGCGTTAGAAGACGCAATGAAATTATAAAAGGAGAAATATATATGGCTGAAGAATTTACAACGTTTGACGAATACAAAGTTACAGATGCCGGTATTAAATGGTTTGAAAATGGTGCTTATGTCACTCCCTCAGTGAAGTTAGGGTGTACAGGAAAGCTTGAAATTGAAACTACATTAAAGACAGTAATTAAGAAATGTGAAGGCGATACAGTTCGTTCTGTGGATATTCCTACACAACTTAAATGTAAATTTACTGGTCATTTACCAGTTGAAAACCTTAGAAAAGTTTGGGGACTTAATACAAAGGGCTTGAAGAAAGGCGTATTTGCTTATGGTACTGATTCACGTCAAGGCCGTGGAATTATGTCATTCGATGTATTAGATCTTGATGAGGAAATGACAATGCTTAGAGCATTTCCAAACATGCAATTTTCAGGTGGTATGACTTGGGAACTAGAAAATGGTGGCGAGGAAATTGCCGAAATCGAACAAGAATTCATTGCCATGAAAGATGTCAATAACAAGTTCTTCTATGAAGCACTTAAGAGCGAAGTTGAACCTGATGTTGCTGATAAGTGGCTAACAGATTTCACACCGGAATTAGTACAAGCAACTTCCACAGATGAAGGTACAGATGAAGGTACAGTTAAATAGTAGAGGAGTCTTAAAATGATTACACAAATTACTTTGAATGACGGCAAAACTGTCAAAGTTAAGCCAAAAATCTCAGTCCACGCATTGAGAGAATTCCAATCAAAAGGTTTGCTTCCTAAATCATTACTTCAAGCATTTGTTGGTGCTGATAAGGAACCGGACAAGATGGAACCTTATCTTATCAACGCTGCTTGGCTTGCTTATGTGAATGGCAACCCTGGGACAACAATGACACAAGAACAATTTGAAGATAAGCTAGACCTTAACTTTGAATTGTTTGGCAAGATTCTTGTGGACATGATTGGTGATGTAGCCGAAAGCGATAATAAACTGGCAAGCAGTTTTAAACGTTCAACAAAAAAAGGAAGTCGCAAGGACAAGAGAAAAAGACACCAAAACTAGTAATAGAAAACGTAGAAGACCTATATAGCTTCTACGTTTTTTTTATAGGGTTGGATCCTGTCGTTGCGGAATACTGGAATATCGATAGTTTGACAAAACTAACAATTAATAAGATTGCAATTGAAAATTATTTGAATTCATAAAATAGAAAGGAGGTCATCTAAGGGCAAGCAAAGAGATTCAACTTGAATATAAGTTAATCAATCAGCAGTTTAAATCGGCTATTAAAGAAAATAGCAATGCCATGACTTCTTTAAATAAAGAGTTCGCATTGCAAAAAGAACAGATGAGAAATACCTCATCTGAATCTGAGAAGTTAAATGCCAGTTTGACTAAGTTGAATAGTCAATACGAACTTGCTAAGAATAAGACACAGATTACAGCCGAGGCATTAGAAAATGTTAAGCGTGTAACCGGTGAGAATTCAGAAGAAACTCGTATTTGGACTAACAAACTTTTAACTGCTGAGAAACAAGAAGAATCGCTCAAAAATCGTATTCAATCAACTAATGCCAAGTTGAAAGAAGCTAAAACAGCAGAAAGTGAAGCGGCTCAAGCATCTCAAAAAAGACAAGCTGCTTTAAAATCACTTGCTTCAGAACAGAAATCACTTGAAACATCTTCTAGGAATTTAACCAAGGAATACCAATTAGAAGTTGCACAACTTGGCAATAACGCCAAAGCTAGTGATAAAGCAAAGCTGGCCAAGCAATATTATGCCAAGCAAGAGAAGGCAACCGCTGAGCAAGTTAAGAACTTAGAGAAACAACTCTCTCTCGCTAAGAAGGAATACGGCGAGAATTCTCAAGAAGTTCAAGAGTTAAACAGCAAGTTACTTGATGCTAAGAAGGCTAACCAGGAGTTTGCTAACTCCTATGCCGACTCTACTAACAAAATGAAGAACTTCGGTAATGCTATGACTAGTGCAGGCAACAAATTGAAGTCTGTCGGTCGTGGTATGACTGTTGGTGTCACTGCTCCAATCGTAGCTGGTGTTGCCGCATCAGTTAAAGCAGCCAGTGACTTCGATAGTGCATTTACTGGTGTTAAGAAAACTGTTGATGAGGTCAAAGATTCAAACGGCAAAGTCAAAGTTTCATACAAGGACTTAGAGAATGGTATTCGTAGCATGGCTAAGACTATCCCAGCTACTACTACCGAGATTTCACACGTAGCGGAAGCTGCTGGGCAATTAGGAATTAAAACACCTAACGTCTTAAGCTTTACCAAAACTATGATTGACATGGGACAAGCAACCAACATGTCATCAGAAGATGCCGCTACTGCATTAGCTAAGTTGGCTAACATTACCGGTATGCCACAAAAGAACTTTGATCGTTTAGGCTCATCGATTGTTAACTTAGGTAATAACATGGCTACCACAGAATCGGATATCGTGGACATGTCACTTCGTTTAGCTGGTACTGGTCATCAGGTTGGTTTGACTGAATCACAAATCACAGGTTTAGCTGCTGCTATGTCATCTGTAGGTATTCAAGCAGAGGCTGGTGGTGGTGCCATGTCCCGTGTCATGCAAAAGATTAATACTTCTGTTGCTAGTGGTGGCGATTCACTAGACAAGTTCGCCAAAGTTTCTGGCATGTCCTCATCCGAATTCAAGAAGCACTGGAAAGATGATGCCTCGGGTGCCATTGTCGAATTTGTTAAAGGACTTGGAAAAGCAAAAGCAAGTGGCAAAGATGTCACTTCTATGCTTAAGGATATGGGTATCAATTCCACGCAAGAAATTGATACTATGCTACGTCTTTCAGGTGCTGGAGATACATTATCAAAAGCACTTAAGATTTCTGGCGATGGCTGGAAAGAGAACTCAGCTTTAACACAGGAAGCCGAAAAGAGATACTCAACTTTCAGCTCAAAACTAAAGATTGTTAAAAATAAGGTTTCTGATTTAGGTATTGAATTCGGTGGTCCTTTGATGGACGCACTAAGCAATGTGCTTGATGCCTTGCAACCTGTATTTAAAGTTCTTGAAAACGTGGCGAAAGCATTCAGTAATGCAAGTCCTGAAACACAGAAATTTGTAGTGGCACTTGCTGCAATTGCGGCAGCAGTGGGGCCAGTAATAGCAATTGTTGGTTCACTACTAGGAGCGCTAGGGTCGATTGCTACGGCTTTAGGTTTGGCAGCCACATGGCCGGTTGTTTTGGTGGCAGCGATAGTTGCGGCCGTCACAGTCATTGTTACCTATATAGTTACTCATTGGGATCAAATCAAAACAAAGACTGAAGAGGTCTGGAATGCAATTTCTACGACAATTTTAAATGTCTGGAATTCGATAGTTCAAGGTGCATTGTCAATATTTTCTAGCTTAGGTGCGTTTTTTAGTTCGATTTGGCAAAGTATTTCTACCACCGTTTCGAGCGTGTGGACGGGAATAGTCACATTCTTAACGACGTTGTGGATGAATGTAGTCACTGTGGCATCAACGATTTGGGGAACTTTATCCAACGTATTTACCGTGATTTTTATGACTATCCAGTCAGTTATCCAAGGCGTGTGGACGTTTATAAGCTCTTGGCTCCAATGGACATGGCAAGCCATAGTTGCACTAACAGCTCCAATCTGGCAACCTATAGCCACATTCTTTAGTAATTTGTGGCAAACAATTTCCACAGTTGTTCAATCGGTATGGCAATCTATAAGCTCATTCTTATCGAGTTTATGGAATTCTATAACTTCAATCGCTAGATCAGTTTTTACAGCTTTATCTAACTTCTTTAGCACAACTTGGAATGCCATTAAGTCAGTTACAAGTTCAGTTTGGAATGCTATTAAATCCGTTATTACAAATATTTGGAACGGAATTAAATCGGCTGTAACTTCGGTGCTAAATGCTGTTAAATCAGCGGTTACTAACGGGTGGAATGCTGTAAAGTCTGCTACATCTAGTACTCTAAACGCCGTAAAGTCCGTTGTATCTAACATCTGGAATGGAATCAAATCAGCAATTTCAAGTGTTGTTAATGCAATCAAGTCATTAGTAAGCAATGCTTGGAATAATATCAAATCTGTAACATCAAGTGTATGGAACGGGATTAAATCAGCAATGGTTGGTCCAGTTCAAGCAGCTAAATCAACGATTTCCGGAATCGTTGATGCGATTAAAGGGTTCTTCAGCTCAATGCATTTAAGAATTCCTAAGATTAGCTTGCCACCATTGCCACACTTCCATTTACGCGGAAAGTTTAGCCTTAAACCACCATCAGTACCACACTTGTCTGTAAGTTGGAATGCTATTGGTGGAATCATGAAGGCACCAACCATTTTTGGAATGAACGGCGGTAATTTACAAGGCGGTGGCGAAGCTGGTCCAGAAGCTATTTTGCCATTAAATTTCAAAAACTTATCAGTGATTGGTAATCAAATTGCGCAAGCAACCGATGAGAAAGCCAAACAATCAGTAGTTCAGAACATTCAAATGACTTTCAATAACACAGTTAGAAATGACAACGATATTGATGAGATTTTCGAACGTGCTGACGATTGGATTGGTCAAAGAGGTAACAAATCTAATTTTGGCGTTAGGGGGTATTAAATGACACTGCACATGGTAATTGATGGAGTTTATGATTCAGACATGCTGTTAGCTGTCGAAGACCGACCAGCTCTATCAAATCCAAATTATGAGTTTGAATCCGATTATGTAGACGGTAGGAACGGAAGTTTAAGCCGATTGAAATATATCAAGGATGTAACTCAAAAAGTAAAATTCAATATGTTGGAAGATTTCAACGTAAAAGAAAAGCTACGACACATAAAATCGTGGCTTTTTAACTGTAAAAAAATAAGATTCGATGACGACATTGTTTATCGTAAAGTTAAATATGTCGAAATTGGAGATATCGATAATGAAATCGCTGAGTATGGATCGTTCGAAGTTTCATTTATTTGTGACCCGTTTGAATATCACGTCGGTAATGATGAGGTAACCATTGTCAAAGATGGAATCATTTTCAATCGTGGAACTATCTACTCGCTCCCAAAACTTGAAATTATGGGGAGCGGTGAGGGAGTCGTTACGATTAATGACCAAGCTATTGAACTGAACTTGACCGTAGAACACGCCTATATAGACTCTGAAATTCAAGAAATTTATAAGGATAACACGAACTTAGGTTTGTCGATGGTTGGCGATTTTCCTAGATTAATGCCTGGTCAAAATGACATAAAAATTAGTGGCGACTTCGACACTGTGAAATTTAACGTAAGGGAGAGATATCTATGATTAGACTATTTCCCGAAGATGCAACAGAAGAACAATTCAAAACTAATGGTATTGCTGTCTTAGATAGTGGTATCAAGAACAATTCCGTAGAGTGGACTAAAAACGGCATGTACAGTTTTGACTTTGATTATTTTAGCGAAGAGAAATACAGCGGAATAATCAAAGGCGATATGATCGTGGTCGCTCCCACACCACTAGGTGAGCAACCTTTTCGAATCCATAAAGTTACCGAACAAATCGGGTTCTTAAAAGTCGAGTGTTATCACTTATTTTATGATTTAGCATCTAACCTGATTGAAGATTCTAACTTCGTTAATTCAACTGGAGCCACATTAATGGATAGATTCAATGCGGCTTTTCAATATCCAACGAAATTTAGGTTTACATCCGACATTGATAAGGTTGCAAATTGCCGAATGGTCAGAATGAATCCAGTCCAAGCATTGCTCGATACATCTAAAGATAATACATTCCTAAATCGTTGGGGTGGTGTTATCTCACGTGATGGCTATGACGTGAAGATGCTCAAGACGATGGGTGAGGATAGAGGATTCAAAATCACTCATGGCAAGAACCTAAAAGGATATACGTATCAAATTGACTGGGAGCCGATGGCAACTAGAATCATGCCGATTGGATTTGATGGCTTGATGTTGCCTGAGAAATATGTGGACAGTCCACTAATTGATAAGTACAAAAATATCAAAATCAAAACAGTTAACTATCAGGACGTCAAGGCTGAAAATTCTAACTCTCAATTTAATCAAGATGGTGCCATCCCTGTCGATCAAGCTTATGAGAAACTAAGAAGTTTAGCCAAAGAAGAATACAGCAAGAACGAAGCTGATAAGCCTAGTATCAATATTAAAGTTCAATTTAAGAACTTGGGAGATACCAAGGAATACAGCCAGTTCAAGAAACTGGTTGATGTTAAACCGTTAGATATCGTCCACATTCAAGTGAGTGATTTTGATATTAAAGACAGCGTTATTAGTTACAAATACGATGCCTTAGCCAGAGAATACACAGAAGTAGAATTAGGCACGATTGCTAGAACTGGAATATCAAATAAAGCTAATGAAATTGAGACAAAGGTTAATGATGTTAAGACTGACGTTGATAACACTCAAAAAGATTTAAATGATACTAATAAAGATGTTAGCGATGTTAAAGATGACGTTTCTGATTTACAGAGTGCCGACAAAGATAAGCAGCAATTGATGGATGAGTTAAAGAAGAAGGTTAATGATACTAAGGATGACATGTTAAGTTATATCAACGGTAGTGGTCGTGATGTAATGAGATTCCTTCCTAATAGAGAAAACCCAACGGATATTGTTGCTAGTGAATCGGGGGGTAACTATGGAATGCGTTGGAATTCTAAGGGTATTTACTATGATGGAAAAGGTACGGTAGCTATTGATAACCGTGGTAACGTCTATGCGGATAATTTCGTTGGTCAGTCAATTACAGGTATTTATATCGATGGTGGTGAAATTCATGGTGTAAGTATTACTGGTGATACCGGTCTTGCTTTAAGTTCTGGATCAACCAAAACATCAGTCACTAGCTATGGTATTTCAACACCTAATATTACTGTTCATGATATTGATGGCATTCATGGAATGGCAACTGAAGCTGGTGGTTATATCTGGGTAGATGGTGCTAAATTAACAGGTACAAGTGATGGAAATTTATTAATCAATGGCAGAAAGGTGCTAACAGAATAATGAGTTCAAATGTAGATGCAAACGAAGTGATTAAAGATATATCTGAAAAGCTGGCTAATATGCAGGTTGAGAATTCTGTTTTGTTTATCGAAAATAAACATCTCAAAGAAGAAAATGAAAAATTGAAAAAGGAGCAAAAATAATTGGCAAATATTTATATCAAAACCAACGAGGTTGGAGCCGTAGTTGATTATTTTAAATCAGATGGCGATTCCAAATATAGTTTCAAGCTGTTTAATGATTTTAAGCCAGATGAAACCATTATCGAACAAGGATATACATATGCTCATTTAATTGATTTGGAATATCCGTTATTTGAAAAGTTGCATGATTACTATACATATTTTGATGGTCAACTTCATAGACCTTTTAATTTTGATAGAAGTTTAATTAATAATATTTTGAATGGAGGTAATTAAATGAGTTTACAACCAATTATTCTAGATACAGACAAGACAACTCCAATCTATGAGTTGCCTTTGAAAATTAGACAAGGAGACACAGGCGACGAGCTACAAGTTACTTTAGGAAAGTCATTCGAAAAGTACACTGATTTATCTACGGTTGACATTGAACTTATTGCCGAAACACCCGACCAACGACTAATTAAGACAGCCGTGACTGATAAGTCAGGAACGACGTTCAAGATTAAGTTTGTAAATGAGATGTACGCAAAGGCTGGCGTATTCAGAAAGATGTATTTCAAAGTGGGAAATGATTCCACATCGGATATTAAGCTAGTCGTGCTACGAGGTATCGGATCACTAAGTGACACAGGTAATTATATCGATGACTTTGAAACATTACTCGAGCAAGGTCAATCTTACCTTTTCGCCTTAAAGAACATTGCCGATACTGGCAATTTGACGATTGATAGGAAAGTCGCTGAACTGACTGGCAAGATGACTGACTTCGTTAATCAAGCTCAAGAAGACTTGGATGCTGCTAAAACGGCATGGAACACATTCCAAAATAATTCAGAGACGGCGGCAAGTGATCAAAGAGATGGGTTTGATACAGACTACGGCAAGCAAAAAGCTGATTTTGAAACTAGATTTAAATCTTATTTGGACAAACTTCAAGATGATTACGATTCATTTAAATTGACATTAACTACTGATGTTAGTGACTTAAATGAGCAATTAAATCAAGTAGGTACTGACGTATCAGCATTAGATGCCAAAGCTGATGAAATTTCTGGAAAACTGCAGGATGTCGATTTAAGTCAAATGGCTACCAACGAAGCTAACATCACAAAGTTGCAAGCTGATTTTGAAACGAATAAAGCCGATGTAAACAGCAAGATTGCTACAGGTGTTGGACAAGCCAAAACATACGCCGAGCAAAGTATCAAGGATATTATCGGTGCTGCTCCCGATACGCTAGACACGATTGCGGAATTAGCGGATGCCGTAACTAAAAATAAAGACGGTGTTCAAGCTATTAATGAAGGAATTACTAAGAAAGCCAACAAGACGGACGTTACAGCATTACAGAACACTGTTCAAGCTATGATTACTCCAATCAGTCAAGCCGACTACGATGCGTTAGTTAGTGCTGGAACTGTTGATCCAAAAATTTTGTATGTGATTCCTGATGCTTAAGGAGGTATCTAAATGAATTTAAAAATTGGAGGTAGCAACGTGGGTAAAATTATGTATGGCGGTCAAGAGTTTGGTGGTAGTAAAATGTTGGAGAGTGGAACCATTCTTTTGTTTTTAGGTGCGAACAACAAATGGACTTCGAGAAGATTGGGTTTAGATTTTAATAAGTTTATTAATCGCAATTCAATTACTTGTAAAGCTTTTGGAGTTGAAAAAGATTGGAAAAACGTCTCTAAAATAGGCGTGTATGTGGAGAATAACGACCCTGAAATTATTGATATCTCAGATTTAAAAAATGGTCCATGCAATATTTCTGGTGGGAATATCACTGTAAAATTAGAAGGAACTGAATTGACTTTCATATCCGATACATTCTCCTACAGCCAAATTCTTGTAGAAGCAAACAATGAGTAAAAGTGAGGAGATGATTATTTATGAGGAAGCTATATCTTAGCAACGGCGATAAAAAGTTTAAATTTGCCGATACCACAACTGAAATACATTTTGCCACTCATTAATTCTGTAGAATTCTACTAAAGAAGGTGACAACATGAAATACGTGCGAGAGAACAGGTTCTGGACTATCACGGGATTGGAGACTTTTATTCTAGGAATGTTATTTGGGCTTGAGAATAATTTCATTGATCAATCCCCGCACATGCCCGTATTCGTCAAAGTCGTGGATGACCCACCGTTTGCTATCGTGTTAATGATTGTGGGATTCTACGTTACACTCATATCATTGTCGAAGCACTTTACAGAGGCAAACAAGGCAGTTGTTACATTTACACTTCTATTTATTTGGACCTTCTATTTCATAATCTTTCTACTACATGATATAGTTGGTCCTTTTACTATCCCCAGATACACAACTATAATCACAGGTTTCATAGTATTTCGTGTGATGGTTGAAGCCGTTTGGGGCATACCACGTTGAACGATACGCTGAAAATTATTATCTCGGCTATTGGTGGTGCTATCGTGTCGGGTGTGTTTGGCGTTTGGGGACAGAAGTTAAAGAACACTAGTTCAAATGAATCTGTATATGCTGAACACACCGACATCATGTGGGATAGATTAGATAAGATAACTGATGAACGGGATGAATTGAAAGAACAAGTTATAAAACTAAATGCAAAAATTGACGAACAAAGTAAAATCATTGATCAACTAACAAGGCAAATGAGTGCCTTGAATAGTAAATTTCAAGACTGGGAAAGTGAGAATTAATGGATTATATTATAGGAATGAATTTAATAAATTCAGCTGAATTAGTCATTATGGCGGTAATTGTTTATGCAATTACTCAAGCATTAAAACAAACTAAAATTAAAAATACCTACATGCCTTTTATCGCAATGGCTGTGGGTATTTTTTCTGGATTGATTATTGGATTGATTTTCCACGAGCAAGAACTGGGCAAGGCTTGCCTTGCTGGTTTCCTAGTTGGTGCTTCCACAGCAGGACTATTCACTGGTATCAAAGGTGTTGCTGGTGGATATTCTACCGAGTGGAAACCAACTAAAGAACAAAAAAATCTGGATATGAAAGGATAGAATATGTTTAATCCTAATATCATTAATAAGACATATACACTAGGCGATTACCAAGGTGATACACGGCTAGCTTCTAACCGTTTTATTATCCTCCACGAATCTGGAAACGATAACGACAAGCGAGATTCACAAGCGTTACTGCATGAAGTACAGTATATGCACAACCATTACGGCAGCGCTTACGTCCAGTTTTTTGTTGGTTATATGGACGGCAAGGCTCAAGTGTATCAAATCGGTGAACCGGGATACGTATCATGGGGAGCATTAACGGCTAATCCATACGCACCAGTACAAATCGAGTTTGCAAGAACAGGCGACAAGCAACAATTTAGAGAAGCCTATCGGTTGTATGTGGAAGTAGCTCGCTACTACGCTAATGCTTACGGTATCCCGCTCACTCTAGACAGTGGGGGCAATGGAATCAAGACACACCAATGGGTCACTAATAATTTTGGTGGTGATCACGTTGACCCTTATCCTTATTTCGCAAGCATGGGAATCACTAAGTCACAACTAGCATATGACCTTGAAAACGGATTTGATGACGAGCCAGAACCAGAGAAGAAAGCCAATATTAATAATGTGGTGACTGTGACGGCTGACTACTTCAAAGCATTTACCACAACAAGTAGCAAAGGCGTTCCTCATATTGGGACTGATATCCTTAGTGGAACGGCATGGCAATCATCTGATATTCTAGTACGTGATAAAAAAGCGTACTTTAAAATCGGTAATGATACTTACATTCCACAATCGGTAACTGACAAGGCGGGCAAGATCGTTATCAATTATCTAGACGGTTACGGAGTTAACGCCTACAATTCTAAAGGCCAAAGCATAAAAGACAGCAACCAAGTATTTAAAGGTGGTACTTCATGGGCAACTGGTGAAGAACTATTTAAAGTACCTAATATTGGCTGGTGCTACCAAGTTTCCACAGATGAATATATCCCAGTTAAATTCCAGCAAGGTAGTGGATTCAAGGGATAGATACAACAATACCCACATCTATTAATTTAGGTGTGGTTTTTTTTGTTATAATAGCGTACAATTAGAACAGATTTTTAATAATACTTAAGGTTTGGTTATGGAAGAATACTGTATACCTGTTTACCATGTAAATGATAGAGACATCGTAGAAGAGTTTGTAAATAATAATGGCTTTTATAATTCCCATGATCACGGTGAGTGGGCTGGTTCTGGAATGTATTTTTGGGACAATATATCTAATGCATACTATTGGAAAAAGCAGCGAGAGAATAGGGGAAATGATAACTCATTTTTAATTTGTAAGGCAAAATTAATGTATAATGATGACTCAATATTAGATTTGACTGATAAAAATACTAGAATAGCTTTTAATAACGCATGGCAAATGTTAGAAAACGCGTACAAAAAATGTTACGGGAAATCAGCAATTGGGTATGTTCCTGCTAGTGCAAAAATAGATTTTATTATATCCGAAATTATGACTGATAAAGAAATAGTTAAGATCATCGCCACCTATAGGCCCAAATCTAAAAGTGGTAATACAATTTATGTTTCGAAAAACTATCCAAGTGTAGATGAAAGTGCAAGAGTTATAATTTGTGTCAGAGAAAATACTCGACTATCAAGCCGGCAACTAATATAATAAATCTGTGGAGGTGGTTCAAATGAAGAAGAGCTTAATTGAGTTAACAAAAGAGTATATAGATTCACTTGATGAGGGTATGATGGATGCTTCGTTTGATAGACTTAAACTGATTCAAAAAAAATATATTACTCCAGAGATTGAAGGGGTAAAAATAATTGAAACAGTTAAAGTTCCTGAAAAAAAATCTAACATAACTTATGATGTCAGTAATGAAATGAGTATCACATTAGAGTGTGCGGCTTAATATGTCAGATGTAAAAAAGAGTAATTCCTTATATTTCAATGAACCACATTTAGAGAACATGAAATTTGTTTCAAACGATAATTTTATTAATGATGATTATGATGGTAAAGTTAATATCGAATTGAGTAGTAATATAAATAGAATAGATGACAAATCTTCTAACGTTAAATTGACATTGTTACTAAATAAAGAAAATGAAGATTATCCCTTTTATATAGAGGTAACAATGACCGCTGATTTTCGATATGAGAAGAATTTAGAAGAATCGGTTATTGAGGAGCTATTGAAGGTCAATGCATCTTCACTATTGTTTTCATACATTAGAACTCTGGTCGTTGAAGTAACAGATCGTTCGAAGTTTTCAACATTGCATTTACCATTTATGAATTTTACACAAAGCAAGAAATCCGATGATTAGATTTTTTGAAATCTTAATCATTATTTACCCACATCTATTAATTTAGGTGTGGGTATTTTTTTGTTATATAAGTGATGAGAGTTTTATTAAACTTGAATTGAGGATAATTTCTTGATTTTTTTTGTTCATCAGTGTAACGTTTATGATCAAAAAAATTTGAAAATTGATTAACTACCTGTTAATATGTTTGTTGAAGCAAGTCGTTTATAAATGCCTCTTGCTTAATGTTGTTCAGTATATAATGTAGTTGGCGATACACTACGTTGCTAGGTAGAGGCTTAAATCTACCCCTAGTCCCAATTGGAGACTATTCCAATTCGGTATCGTAAATTATTGACCGTCTTTCATCTGAAGGGCGGTTATTTTTTTAAGGAAAGTATATGAAGTTTAATTCTCAAGATGTTCCGTTAAATCGATTAATAATTGATAGTCAAAAAGATATCAATTTTAAGGCAATGTTATTTTAATAATTGAAACAGAAAAACACGCCTATTTTAGACGTGTTTTTCATTCGCTATTTCTTCGCTGCTCCCACATTATTATTTTTTTTGAGTACCATTTGAGTGCCATGAGTATGAAATTCTACGAAATTTCGTAAAACCTCAAAAAATAAAAACGTTGTGTTATCAAGGGTTTGCACCCTTATAAAACATAATGAAATGTAAAAAGTGGAGATGAGGGGAATCGAACCCCTGTCCAGGCGTAATGCTATGTAAGCTTCTACACTCATAGTTATGCTACTTGAAAGTTTGCCATCATGAACGCCGCATAACCAGGCTAGCCATGATGACTATCCTGATCGATCTCTTTTTAACTATTCAGAAGGGATAGTCAAACGTAGCCCAATTAATTTGAGACCCAATTCTGACCCTTGGGCGAAGTCAGGTTGGATCACGCTTAGACTGTTTTTAGGCAGCTAATGCGTAAGAATTATTATTTTTTGCAGTTATAATTTAACTGATTGTTTTTACGAAACAAAAAAAACGAAGTGCGGCCCACACGCTATTACACATGTCGAATCCAGAACATCCCCGAGATATTCTATTACCGAAATAAATCGGCATATAATTATTATACATGAAAATCACTAAAATAAAAAAAATCAGCCTTATTAGCTGATTTTTTTTAAATAGTTAAAAATTTGTCTTCTATAATAGTACACAATTTTATGACGATGCTGGAAATTGCAACTGACATGACTGCCAGTCCGAAATTGAGCCAGCTAGTTACGAAGATGTTTCCGATACAAACGAGAGCATCGACGATAAAAAGGGTGATGTAGCGATCGACTCCGAAGTGACGATGGATGATGATCGGAGGAACGGTCGTGCCACCACTGGACATATTCAAGGTGTAAAGAATTGCCAAACCAACACCGAAGATGACACTACCAACGACAACTGAAGGAAAAATAGGTTTGATCACGTCAAAAACTGGGGTGACAAGTAATAAAAGTGGTAGTAGGAAACTCCCAAAAACTAATTTGACAGTCGTCATTTTTTCTAAAAAGAAAAACGAAAAAACTAACATGACGATGTTAATGGAGAAGACTGACAATGAAGTTGGAATGGAAAAGCCTTCAAATAGCAGGATGGCAATGCCGGTGGCACCACCTGCAGCAACTTTGCTAGGTTCGAAAAACAAGTTAATACTGATAGCAATTAACTCTAAAGATATGATCATCAGTAAGATTTTTGAAATATTTTTTAGCTTTTTTTTATTCATGATATTAAATATAGCACTCTTATAATAATTTCGACAAATCGTCTAAGTTCAATAATCATCAAGGATTCAGCTGATATTGATATTCTTTTATTACGAAAATATTACTAAGGTTACATAAATTTCAGAAAATGTAACCTTGAAGGAGTAGTCATGTAACATTCACCTGTTATAGTACTTCACATAGCAACGAGAGCTAAACTTTAAAAGTAAGGATGTTATTAATTTATGAAAAAAGTATTATCACTCGCATTTGTTGGTGCCATTGCACTTACTGCATTTGGTATTAAGACAAGTACATCAGAAGCCGCTACAACTATTGACAGTAGCCACGTATCTGTAGAAGCAGGTGACTCATACAAGAGCATCGCCGAAGCAAACGGAACTACCGTTTCAGCTTTGGAACAAGCTAATGGCCGTGAAGTTGGCGGATTTGACCTCATCTTCCCAGGTGAGACTATCACATTGCCTACAACAACTGCCGTACAACAAAATGTTGAAAGTACACAAACACAATCAAATACACAAGACACTGCAGCTACTCAAAGTGCTGCAACACAAAGTGCCACAACACAACCTACAACAACTACTCAATCAGCAGGTTCATTTAAGATCAGTTTCTATGATCCAGCTGTTTTAGGTTCAAACATGGGTTACTCAGGTGTGGCTGCTAATTTATCAGTTTTCCCTAAGGGAACTCAATTGAAGATTACTTTATCTGACGGTACTGTTCTTTATAGAACTGTTAACGATACAGGTACATTTGCTTATAGTAACCCTAACCAATTAGATGTTGCTATGCCTAATTCAAGTATTCCTTCATATGGTGTAACTTCAGCTTCAGTTGAAGTTGTTGGATAGAGTTTTTTCTAAGAATCCTTTTTGAGGATTCTTTTTTTTTGGTGTTTTATTGCCGGTTCTGCGGAGGGTTCCGGGAATTGCGCCGTGGAACGCTGCGGGCCAACTTTGAGCTATCCAAGGAAACCCGCCTTGGACATCTCAAAGCTTGACCTTTTCGTAAGCACGGCCCATGCCGTGCAAACGAAAATTTCGCGGCTGACGGCGAATTCCCTCCACCCTCCGCAGAACCTAAGTTGGTGATAAATTCTCGTTTTTGTGGGGGGGACGGTACTTATTTTTGTCGTACAAACTTGCTGCGATTTTGGTTGTGTACCGAAGTTTATTTCTTCTTACGATATTTGCTTATAAATCCTATCTTGTTGATTTATTTTTGTGGATATCATCGAAATATTTCTTTTTTTCCACTGTTCGATTATTGTGTTTATATTTTACTTGTCATGGATAAAAAAATCGGGAAATTCCGAGATGACCGAAAGGTCAGCAAGGAGTTTCCCGCATTTTTTCTTTTACTTGTATTTTGCTTTTAAAAATAAATTCTCTTACCGAATTTCCATAGTTCGTCCAGGAATTCATTGATCCTGTTGTAGGTTTGATTGGCCTTGGGATGATCTCTTATGTATTGCTTTTGATATGTTGCGTTGAAGTCATCTTGGTGGCCTGGCTTATAGGAATTGTTTTTGATGGAGTTGCTTTGGAAATTTTGGTACTTTTGGTTTTTCATTAGGTTGTGCCATTCTTTGAAGTTCATCAACAACACCTCTTTAATTCAATAGGGTAGCAGTTGATTTTCGATATGGCAATTTTATCGTCTTATTTGTTGATTTTACTTAGGGAGGATCCTTTGTGAAGGCTTTATTTGTGTTGCGGATCAATTTTACTTCTTTTGAAATATAAACTGGAGACAAGGTAGTGTTGATTGATTTGAAATGCTTGAGAAAAAATTGCTTGAATTTTTTGCTCATTCAGGAACCCCCTCAATTTTGTTTGACAATTTATATTACGCTTTTAATAGAACAGTTGCCTGCCGATTTTTGGGGAAATATACACAAACTTTACATTGGATCTCACATTTTTTGTCGAGAAATCTTAATTAAATGAAATTTTATTTAATAAAACTATTGACAATCAATTATCGGGTGTTTATTATTTAACTCAACTTAATAAAACTATTTTCCAAACAATTTGATCAGGGGAAGTAATTTGTTTATTGACGCACAGAAAGCCTCTTTTAGCTGAGATGAGGACGAGATGACGAATGAAAATGACCTGTGATTGGTGCGCTGAGTCGAGAGATTAAGTGGCAATGGCCGGTATCCATTATAATACACGCGTATAGATTTTTTGTACGTTGTTAAGGGGACTAGTGTAAGCTTGTCCCAAATTAGAATGGTACCGCGGGAAGCCGCTTCTATTGCAAATTTATTTTTGCGTAGGAGCGGCTTTTTTTAGTTTTAAGTTTAATATAGGGAGGATCCACCATGAAAAAAGCACGTCGAATTTTATTAGTTTTAGTAGCAGCATTTTCACTTTTTGCCTTAGTAGGCTGTGGAAATAATTCATCAGAAAAAACAGTCAAGGTGGGTATCATGAATTCCGACGACCCGATTTGGAAACCTATCAAAGCTAAACTTAAAAAACAAGGTATCAATTTGAAGTTAGTTGAATTTAATGATTTCAATCAACCTAACCAAGCATTATCCCAAGGTGAGCTTGATATTAATGCTTTCCAACACATCTACTTTTTAAATAATTGGAACAAGACTCACAATACTAACTTAGTTTCTATCGGTACGACAGTTATCGCTCCGTTGAGAGTTTACTCAACTTCGATCAAGTCGATCAATGATTTGAAAGATGGCGATAAAGTTACTTTGCCAAACGATGCTACTAATGAAGGTCGGGCTTTACAATTGTTAGAAACTGCTGGCTTGATCGAACTGAAAAAGACAGCTTTACCAACAGTTAAAGATATTACCAAGTACAATGTGAAGATCAAAGTTACACCACTTGATGCTGCACAAACAGCACATTCACTTAATGATGCTAAAGCTGCCATCGTCAACAACACGATCGCAGCCAGTGCCGATCTACCAAACGATGAAGTTATCTACAAAGAAAAGATCACTAAGAAATCCAAGCAATGGTTAAATGTCATCGCAACCGACAAGAAAAATAAAGACAATGCTACTTTCAAAAAAGTTGTGAAAGCATACCAATCTGAAGCAAACGCCAAGAACATTAAGAAACAGTATAAAGGCACTACTTTGCCAGCTTGGGATCTGAAGCTTTAATAAATATATTTTTTCCGCAAATTATTATTTAAATTTGACAATTAGATTGGCAAATTGTATTATCAATTCAACGATTAGTTAGAAAATTATTAATTTAAACAAATAGATCAGGGGAAGTAATTAGAAATCTGACATACAGAAAGTTATCATTTGCTGAGAGATAACGGACGATCCTTTTGAAAATGACCTGTGATTGGTGCGCTGAGTCCTATGGATAAAGATGCAATGGGTGGTATCCATTACAATACACGCGTATAAGAACCTTTTGTACGTTGTAGAGGAAATAAGTGTAAGCTTATTTCGAATTAGAATGGTACCGCGATTAGTCGCTTCTAGTTGAAATCAAGAGATTTCAAATTGGAAGCGGCTTTTTTGTTTGATTAAAATTTTTAACTTTGAGGAATGTTGTTCTTAAGGGAGGAATCTGATTATTAAACAATTAGCCAATTCGCCAAGAACCATTTTGACACGTTGTTTTAAAGATAATAGATAGTAATTGAATTAAGGGGAAAGTAATGAATAAGAGTTTTAAAGCATTAAAAGTTTCACTAGTTTTGTTTGTCGCAATGTTTGCAGTATTGATCTTAGCTGGATGTGGTAATCATCACGACGGTAATACGATCAGAGTCGGGATCAACGCCTCTGATTCACCTATTTGGGAAGTAGTTAAGAAGAAAGTTAAAAAGGAAGGCATTGATTTAAAGATCCAAGAATTCAACGATTATAACCAACCTAACATGGCACTTGCTCAAGGTGGTTTAGAGATGAATGCTTATCAACATACTTACTTTTTAGATACTTGGAACAAGGCGCATCATACCGATCTAGTTCCAATCGGCTATACCATCATCCAACCATTGGCCATGTATTCGCACAAGGTCAAGAAAGTCTCCCAGATCAAGAAGGGTGCTAAGATCACTATTCCAAATGATTCTTCAAACGAAGGACGTGCTTTACAGCTTTTACAATCGGCTGGTTTGATCACTTTAAAGAATAAGAAGATCCCATCAGTCAAAGACGTTACTTCGAACCCGTTACATTTGAAATTTATTACGTTGGATGCAGCCCAAACAGCTCGGACATTGGATGATGTTACAGCTGCTGTAGTTAACGGAAACGTGGCTGCTGATGCTAAGTTTGATCCTAAAAATGCCGTCTATCGTGAACAGATCACGAAGAAGTCGACACCTTGGATCAACATCATCGTAGCCGAAAAGAAAGAAAAAAATAACAAGAATTACAAGAAAGTAGTTAAAGCATTCCAATCCAAAGAAACTGCTAAAGAGATCAAGAAAATCTATGGAAACAATGCTGTAACTGCTTGGAATTTGAACTTGAAATAATCCAGGGGTGGGAATACTTATGAAGAAATTAAATAAAGTAGCTAAAATATTTTTAGTAATTTGTGCAGCAGTATCATTTTTTGTGGTCGCTGGCTGTGGAAACAATTCATCTGAAAAAACCGTTAAAGTCGGTATTTACGGATCAGATGACCGTATTTGGAAACCACTAGCTAGCAAGTTAAAGAAACAAGGAATCGACTTGAAACTAGTAGAATTCAACGACTACAACACACCAAACAAAGCTTTGACACAAGGTGAGCTTGACATCAATGCTTTCCAAAACTACCACTTCATGAACGACTGGAATAAGGCTAATAAAGGAAACGTTGTGGCTATTGGTGATACTTACATCGCTCCACAAAGAATTTATTCTGACAAGATCAAGAAGCTCAGCCAATTGAAAAATGGCGACAAGGTTTCGATCCCAAGTGATGCTACTAATGAAGACCGTGGCTTGAGAGTATTACGCCAAGCCGGATTGATCAAATTGAACAAGTCTTCAATGTACACAGTTAAGGATATTACTGAGAATAAGAAGAACTTGAAGATCACACCACTTGATGCAGCCCAAACAGCACATTCATTGACTGACGTTGCCGCAGCTGTCGTTAATAACGATGTGGCTCAAGATGCTAAGTTAAAGCCTAGTGATGCTATTTATAAGGAAGAGATCAACAAAGAATCAAAACCTTACGTCAACATCATTGCTACTACTAAAGATAAGAAGAACAATGCAACTTACAAGAAAGTCGTCAAGGCTTATCAAACAGAATACATTGCTAAGAAGATCAAAGAAGTTTATAACGGCTCAACTTATGCCGCATGGAATTATGATTTCAAATAA